AATTTCTGCGCCTGAGTCTGATGTCTCAAAACGTTTCGTGTTGTCATAGTAGAGCTCCACGGCTCCGTCAGGAATGAATTTTGCTATATTTTCAGTGACACCTTTGTTTATCTCAATCCCAGCACTACTACTAGTGTTTATAAACAACTTCTGAATACTGTTAGTGTGACTAATAAAAGATCCATCTGCGCCATGAAATATCTCTAATTCATCGTTATCTCCAAATAATATTTTCTTGTCGTCTTTCTTGATATGAATATTATCTGTAAACGTAGAGATACCTGTTGTGAATACATCTCCATCAGGACTGAGTGTGATACCAGAACCAACAGCGACATTAGAAGTTGTGTCTAATTGTCCGTAAACTGTGGCACCGATTCCTGATGTTTTAAAACGCACCGTATTATTATAGTATAAACTTACAAATCCTTGATCTCTCGCCTGGAAATATAAACGGCTAAAGTTAGAATTCCAAAAAGAAAGACCGCCAAATCCACTACCACCAGCAGAAAGAAGTATCTCACCAGTTGCATGTGAATTATTAAGTTTATAAGTTCCAGTATTATTATGTTGTGATATTGTAAGTTTGCTTAACTTAATTTCTGATGGATTGTTGTTTGCGTCTCCTGTTGTATTAAAAAGTTCAAATGTTCCACCTATGGATACGTTTCCATCTGATAATGCAGTGACACCAGTTCCAATCTTAACAGTGTCATTAAATGTAGAAATACCAGTTGCAAATACATCTCCATCAGGACTGAGTGTGATACCAGAACCAACAGCGACATTAGAGGTTGTATCTAACTGTCCAAAGACTGTTGCACCGATTCCTGATGTAGAAAGGCGTTTTGTATTATCATAGTAGAGATCCACAGCCCCGTCAGGATTGAATTGTGCTATGTATTCACTTAAATTAGCTTTTTTTATCTCAAACCGATTGTATTGACTCAATAAGTCTAAAACAAAAGGCCCAGCTCCATGTTGTCTAAGTATAGTTCTATATCCATCATGTCTTAATTTTGCATCAGCACTATCTCCTAATCGAATTTCAATATTATCAGCAAAGTTTAGCTGATCGGCAGATTTATCAAAAACAACATTTCCATTAGTGCCTGTAAAAGTTACATCATTAGAAAATGTAGAAACACCAACTGCAAAGACATCTCCATCAGGACTGAGTGTGATACCACTTCCAACCAGAACACCAGATCTTGCGGTGATTACTCCAACTGAATCTACGTTTGTTACATCTTCATATGTTAGAACACCAGTAATCTCTAAGTCTCCAGTGACCTTGGCGCCTGTATTTGTCGTAGCTAATTTTTCATTTCCATTGTAAAATAATTTTACATGAGTTGAAGGTATTGCTTCTACAGAACTTTTACTATCTCCAAGATTTTTTACAGAAAAAACACTTCCTGTTAAAATTTTTGTAAATCCAGTATTACCTTTGATAATACTATCACTAGAATCATGATACAGTTGCAGATCAGATCCAAGGCCGACATTAATAAATTCATTATCCCCAAGATTTATCTTGTTTGTTCTTAATGATGTTGTGACACCTGTAGTGAATGTTCCTGTTGATCCATTGACTGCATTGACTGTGATACTTGGTGTTCCACTTAATCCAGCAGCAGTTCCAGATGTATTTTGATTACCAGAAGAGTTTACGCCAGGAAGATCAATGTTTGCTGATCCATCAAAACTTACTCCACCAATATTTCTTGCAGTCTCTAGTGCGGTAGCGGTTGCTGCATTACCTGTTGTATCTTGATTACCAGCAGAGTTTACGCCAGGAAGATCTATGTTTGATGATCCGTTAAAAGACACACCACCAATATTTCTTGCAGTTTCAAGTGTGGTAGCGGTTGCAGCATTACCTGTAATATCATCACTGGCAGTTATGAAACCAGCACCATTAGTCAGTTGATTTGTATTTGTAAATGATGTCGTGATATAACCAGCACCATTAGTGATTGCATTATTATTGAGAGATATGTTCGCTGATCCATCAAAGGATACGCCAGCAATAGTTCTTGCGGTTGCAAGTTTAGTTGAAGTTGCAGCGTTACCTGTAATGTCATCGCTTGCAGTTATAAAACCAGCACCATTAGTTAATTGATTTGTGTTTGTGAATGATGTGGTGATGTATCCAGCACCATTAGTCAGTTGATTATTATTACTTGGTATTGTTGGAGTATCAGATAGTTGATTATAACTGGTAAATGAAGTTGTAATATATCCAGCACCATTAGTCAGTTGATTATTATTACTTGGTATCGTAGGTGTGTTTGAAAAATTATTATAGTTAAGATAATAAGATGCAGCTTGACTGTTTAACTGAGTTGCATTTGAAGCAGTTCCCGTGACATCTCCCGTCAAGTCTCCAACAAAACTACTTGAGGTGGTTACGCCTGTCGCAAATACATCACCATCAGGACTAAGAGTAACTCCTGATCCAATCAAAGTATCACTTCTAAATGTTGCAATACCAGTGACATCCAAGATACCAGTTCTTACATTTGCGGTGGTTACACCAGAAGTTATGGTAACATTTGCAATACCACCACTCAATGCAGCAGTTACATTAGAACCAATGAAGTTGATAGTTGCTGCCGTTCCAATATTACTTCCCTCATCTTGAACAACAACACCAGAACCTGATGCAGTAATACCAGTCAGTCCAGAACCATCACCGACAAACTTAGTTGCAGTAATGATACCTGATGTGTTAACACTACTTTCTGTTCCTATACCTCCTGAAGAAGTCGCACCTACAAATTTACCACTTGATGCATCATATTGAAGAACTTTACCATCTACCTTTGCACTATCCTCATCAACATCATCAAGTTTTAATAGATTAACTTCACCAGATCCTGGCCCGTGTGCAAGAACTTTGTATAGAATATCTCTTACTTGTTTAATCTCTGTCTTGAGTTTATCTAGATTTGTATCGTCTGAGTTCTCAATCTCTTCCTTAATATTTGTCTCTTCAATAAACTTGATTGCCTGTGCAACTGTGTCACTTATCTCTGGTGTCTTAATTGGTTCTGGTTTGATGATATCTATTATTTCAACTGTCTCGTTATCATCAGCGTCCTCTAAAGTTGTGACATCAAAATCCTCAGGCACACCTACAGTGACAGCTGGTTCTGTGATGTCCTTAACTTCTTTTGGATTCTCAATCACATCTATGATTGAATCTAATTGTTCAATTAATTTTTCTTCGTTCTTCTTTTGTTTTTTCTGATCTTCTTTCGCTTCCTTGATTCCACTAACAAGACTCGAAGTTAGATCATCAAGATTGATGTCTGCTTCCTTGAGGAGATTATCAAACTCTTCCTCTTTTTCTCTCTTTGCCTTTCCAAGAAGGTTAAAAAATTCTGATAGGTCTGAAGGTTTCATTTATCATCTTTATTTTGATTCTTGATTAACTTTGATAACTCTGCTGTTGATCCTACAAATAATGCGTTTGTGACATTTGTAGGGCCTTTGTTTGGATCTTGTTCAAGATCTTTCATCTTCTGTTGTAAATCAATCAATTTGTCTGTGGTGTCTGCGACTGCTTTGATTGTAGTTGCAGCGACTTCATATGCTCTTGCGGAATCTGATTCCTGAGCTAATTCTAGTATACCATTGACTGCCTCCTGTCCCTTCTCAACAAGAGAATATAAATTTGCACGACTGTATTCATAATCTTTTTCAGAATCATTTTGATCACTTTTTTTAAGTTGATTCTTTCGAGGTTCAATCTTATTGTCTTCAACAACCTCTGTATCAACGTTAAGTGCGTCCTCGATTGAATCAAAATTTTTCATAACTCTCCTAGATGTCTATACCTTGAGATGGACTAGATGTTTTACCATCACTAAAGAATGATGACATTTCATCAAACCCAAAATCATCACCAAACTCAATAGATGCGTTATCAGTTGCACTGAGAACTCCTATGCTTGCATTATGTTCATGTTTTGCAGCAATCGTATTATCATATGCACGATAAACAGTGATGTTTTGTCCACTGATACTTCTGATGAACATGATCTCAGTATCAACAATAATTCTTTGATTTGCAGCCAAATCAGTGGTAGCACTTACCTTAAAGGTTGTGACCTTCTCTGATATTGCACCATCAATGACTGTTGCCAGATCTTCATCATAATTTTGTTTTGCAGTTGGTGTTGCGCTATATCGAATATTACGTTTTGCAGTCTTGATGTTTGTACTGGTGTAGTAATCAACATCAACCTTCTTAATAAGACCTTCTGGATTGTCTGCAACTGGCCCGAATAGATAAGTCTTTGCGGTAAATCCCAGTGTATAAACAATTGTTCTACGAGTTTCAAAACTACCCTCATACTGATCACTATAATTAATACTTTCCAAAACTATTGGAATATCTTTTTTCTCACCAATCGAACTAATTAAATTAATTGTAATATTGAAAGATGGTTGAAAATATGGCAATATTTGTTCCAATATCTGTAAAGCATCAT